ACATTGTCTATAATCCAAATCTGCCCTGCCTCTAGGTTCTTGGACTCTTCTTCTACTGTAAATATGCATTCCTTGTTGGTTATGACTGGAATATGTATCCTGTGGGTCTTAGCAGTAATTAAACCTTTATCCTTGTGTCTGGGAATAACCGTATTGGCTTTTAGGTTTGTCAGCATTGCCTGTTGCACCTTGACTTGTCCGATATGTTTTTCTACAGAGAGAACAATTTCTTCTATGTATGTGCTAAAGCGTTCATATTTTTCATGCACAATATTGGAGTTGAGCCTATGCTTTATGTCGTAGACCAACGGAATTGTGTCAGTATTCTCTGCGGCTAACCCACCCGCGGTTTTGCGTTCCCTATATTTAGACCAGTCTTCATGGGTTAGTGATAACACTTCACTAAGAAGTTCGTCAAATGATGGCATATTGCCGATAAACAAAAAGGGTTCATTTTCTTTCATCGCAAACCAGTCTATATATAGAAAAAACCCCACTCACACCAAAAGGCATGAGTGGGGTTTTTTGCTTTGGCTTATTAGGCTTCTGGTGCGCCGTCGAAGTTAACTTCTACGAACGACTCTGGACGCTTAACAGCAAGTGCGAGACGCTCTTCAGCGAGTACTGCAATTGCGTTGCGAACGAAGAAGTCGCTGTGCTGCTCGGAAACACGGATGGTTCCTTGCATACGGTCGAACAAAGTTGCTCCGATACCGAACGAACCGACGAGAGCGTAGCCCTCGCTGATTGCTGGTGTCTCAACAACTGGCAAACGCCACATACGAGCCTCTGCGCCGATTGCAACAGACATAACCATGAGGTAGTTCTGGATGCCGTCTTTGCTGAGTTCGATTGCCTCGTAGTCATTAGGGTGAATAATCACGCCTGTTGGCTCGTAGTAAGCAAGCAGTGACTTGGTGATGGCGCGACGAACTGCGTCAATACGGGTGTCGTATTGTGCTCCAGCGCTCCAGTCGTAGGTCTGAACACCAGAAGTGTTACGGATACCTGTCAAGTTAGTGCCAGTACCATCACCGTTAAGGATTTGGTCGTCTTCTGTGAGGCGCAAACCGTAAAGAAGTTCGTTGTCGATGATGCCGCGAAGGGTTGGTTCATCGTCAAGAACATTGCGGTGAGCAACTTCGTAGTGAGCAATCGTGCGTACTGGAGCCTGAACGCCAGTAACTGCAAGGGATGACTGTGGCTTAGCGGCAAAAGCAGAACCATCACGCTCAGCAACAGTTGCTGAGTTGTTGGTGAAACCTGTAACGCGGAAGTATTCAATCATGTTTGTGTTTGTCTGCTGAATGTCAAACAAGTCACGAACACGGCTGGTACGCTTTGCGCGCTCTACAATGCCGAGGCGCTGTGGAGTACCGAAGTCTCCTGGAGTTCCGCCTGGGAGTGATGTATAAACATCCTTAACTCCGTAACGGGCTGTGATGTCACCATTCACTGAGAATGGAGTATTCATCGTGTATCCAGCCTTGCCGCCCATAAGCGCCTTGAACTCGCCAGAGTCAATGAATTCCTGTCCAAGAGACTTGAAACCTTCAGTTTGAGGAGTGAAGAGGCTTGGCGCGGTCTGAGGTGCATCAACACCAGCAGCCCATGCTTTTACTTCGTCAAAACCTTCAAGGGTTTCAATTTCTGAACGGATATCACGGGCTTTTGCGAGGTTGGCGCGAAATGCTTCAACATGCTTGACTTGTGCTTGAATCTCAGGTCCGCCTTCTTCGCGGTTTGCTTCAACATGATTAACGATTGTATCGTTCTCAGTGAGGACCGTCTTGAGGGCTGACTTGAGTTCCTGAATGCGGCTATTGTAAGCCATAATTTACTTCTCCTTAGAAGTCGATGGAACGATTTACAAGGTAAGCACCTCGTAGTTGTAATTAAAGCACCTGTTTGGTAGTGGTGTCAAGTAGGGTATTATTGTAATTCTTAATTGGCATCATCAATGTCATCTTCGTTGCCAAACTCAAATTCTAAGTCCCCGTAGATAGGTTCTGCTTCAATGAGTGTTATCCCATTGAGCGTTACCTTTGGTCCTATTTTGAGGTCCAGCATTGAGTCCAATACTTGTTCAAGTATTGCACTGGCTATAAACGGTGGTACCGAGCCTAAATCAACATGAATTGGTTCATTAGGGTCGTCATAAGATAAAGAAATCGTGATTACTGGAAACTTCATGTTCATGTCGTTGGCAAAGATATCTTTATTCTCAGACATCTTCCTTGCTCCAAAATTTTCCTCTGTAGAACATTTTTCCAGCCCTAATCGGAATCATTTCGAGATGAAACGGGTTGTCCCCATCTTGATATGTGACAACACAGAGTCCTTGTTGCCAGTTCTCTGTAACTGTCATTGGGCGACCGTTTAAGTCAATTCCGCCCCTAGTGCTAGGTACCATTCCATCACAGCGAGCCAAACAGCCCGCAGAAGCCGCCAAAATTGTTTTGGGGCCGTCGTAGTCATCTCTAGTAATTTCAGCCCACTCGCGCCTGTGGATATGACCATACAGGACGCTTGTTTTCTCTGTGGCTAAATATGCGTGTGCTGTGGACCCGCCTGACTTAACTTTGGTTCCGTGGATAACTTTTAGTTTTTCGTTTAACCAATAGACACCTGCTGGATATCCAGGAACATAAGCAATTCCGTATTCTTCAAATCTACAAAGATAAGGAACACTAAGAACTGGCCATGACTCTGGGGAGTTTCCTTTTTTCAAACCAAAAGCAGCAGAAGCATTATCAATAAGATAATTAACAAGACGCTCTTCATGGTTTCCTGCAATCCAAACAATTTCTGAGCCTGGACTTGCTGCTCGTAAGCGAGCAACCATTGTTGTTGCGTAGTTAATTGATGCTTGAGTTGTGCGTTGAAATGCTGGTGACAATCTGTACTTTCCCATTTCTGGAAGGTCCAAGTTGTCACCGTGCATAATTACTTTTTTAGGCTTTACATAAGCGACTAAAGCAATTGCACAATCTATTGCATCTGGGTCATGTGTCGGTTCCATTTCATTGTCGCCACAATGGAAGAAGCCAATCTGCATATCTGGAAGAATTACCGCAGTATCCCACTCTTCTGATTTCTTAACAATCGCTGGGCTTTTTGGAAGCCTTATTGATGGCCCTTGTTGGATTACTGGCCACTCTGGCCCAGTTTCCCACTGTGGTGAAATAACTACTGAAATTCCACCTAGGTCGTGAATTTCTGCTGTGCCGTCTTCGTTTTTGGTAAGTCCTTGCCATTCTGAAATGCGGATTTTTTCCACTTTTCCAATTTGCTCAACATCAATACCAGACTTTTCTAAAAGGTCTGAGATTTTGCCCAAACGGGATTTTGTTATCTCCTCATTAAGAGCGTCGCTAATTGACATTATGATTCTTTCTTAATGTTTGCGCTACGCCAGAGTTGAATAGCCTGTTTCCCAACTGGTATTCCACGATTGGTTAATACATCGGCGATTTTTCCTGCTGAAATTTTGGTTTCATGTAAAGCGGTGAGGAAGGATTCCCTATCTTGCTTGTTCATGCCATTTAAAATGGAATCAACTTTTCCGCCGCGTGTCGTGCCTGAGCCTTTGTATACAAAGCACTCTTCAAATATTCCCATAGTTCCTCCGTCGGCGTGTTTGCCGATACGGAGACTATAGCATATCTAGCAGGTCGCTGAACTCTTTCAAATCGTTGAGGGTGAGGAAGGCTGCTTTTTCTTCTGCTGCTCCGCAACATGCGTCGGTGTGCTCTTCGTTGGCGCACTCTGTTGCTGCTTCTTCAGCGGCCGCTTCTTCAACTACTTCTTCTGCGGGAGCATCTTCTGCTACTGCTTCTTCAGCAATTTCTTCCGACTTGATTTCTGTTTCAATTTCAGTTACTTGCTCTTCTGTAATTGAGGTTTTTCCCTCAATGACTTCTTCTGCAATTTCAGATGTTTCTGTCTCTACAGCAGCATCTTTTACTTCTTCAATTGATGGGTCTAGTTTAAAACCAATTTCGGCAATAACCAATTTGGCAATGCTTTTAACTAGTACTTCAAAATCTTGTTCGGTCATTTCATAATCCTTCGATTTAATGGTTGTAACATTATCAACATCTTGTGCCTCTTCGCTAGAGGGTGTACCGTCCAAGTTATATTCTTGCACAATACTATCTAAACTCTTGAAAAGGAAGTTGTCTGCTGTTACTTCTTCTAGCGGGAAGTCATAGATGGCTTCGCTTGGTAGCCATTCTTCATCAGTGAAAGTCCACTCACGAATAGCAACTTCGCCGTCGTTTGATTCAATGATTGTACCGTAGACAATCTCGTCAACATTGTCTGCGGAAACGGCTTGCCCGATTACTAGTTCTGTTGACTTTGTTTCCATTGTTGTGTAAATACTGTCAAGTTCTGACTTGGCAAGAAGTGGCGGAGCGTTGCGACCAGCATCTTCGTAGTGGGAAGAAAGGTGAGCGTGAACGCCCTTTCGGCCAGCCTCGTCAATTACGGTTCCCTGACGGGCACCATTGAGGGCCGCCATGCCAGCAGCCAGTGCGCGCATGTTTGCTGGTCCTGGAGTTCCGTCTGCAGAAACTTCATGATGGATATAGCGGTATGAAGATTTGACTGTATCGTCTGCTGCATTGTCCAGATAAGCAAAGATTTTAGAAAAATAAGACTTTGTTGATGGGCTTTCAACTTGTTTTTTATTTGCACCGTTATCCCATGAAGAAGCCATATCGACATCTGTTGAATGGCTTGGCAGTGCTGCTTTTGTTTCGTTATTCATGCGTTTGTTCCTTGGGTGTCAACGGCTCATCAATCAAGCCTTTTTCCATCATAATTGTGTCAATATCTAAGTCGCTTTTAAGTTCTGGTGGTTTTTTATTAAAGTCCAGATAGTGGCGCTTGTAGTGGTTGTACATCTTGGTGCGTTCTTCGCCACGAAGACGAGTTCCGCTACGAGCACCATTAAGCAATGACATTGTGTTCATTAGTGCTGGCCAAGATGCAGCACCTGGTGTTCCATCTGCATTAACAAAATGATGAACATAAGAATAATGAGTCTTCATTGTGCCGTCAGTATTCGGAAGTTGATATCCAAAAATTTTGTCGTAATACTGCTTTGATGCTGGTGACTTCATGCGGCGGAACTGAACCGTATCAACCCACTTCGATGTATCGTCTACTGCGGTTGAATGACTAGGAGAAACATTTCCTTTTGCCTCAAGAGAATCAACAGATTTTCCTTCATTCATAATCATGTCCAAAGTTGGTTCTGTTTCAGTGTCTTCCATTTCTGGTTCTTCTGTTTCAGGGTCTTCAGTTTCAGAATTAATCAAAGTCTCGTCAATAACCCACAATTTACAAATTGCATCTGGCTTGATGACACCTTCTACGATATGGCACTTTTGTCCACCTTCGTAAAATACGCAATTAGCGCACTTTAGTCCTTCTGCTACAAATGGATTCTCTTCTGCGTAATGTGCACCATCAGCACCTGATGTTTGATTGAACATTCCATGTTCCATAACAATTTCGCAATAGTCATCGACCATAGACATTTGACGCTCATTGAGTCCTTTGTCTGAATAAGACTCTGGTGACATTGCCATCTCTGTGTCGTCTTCCATTTCCGAAGGGTCTAAGTGCATGTCTTTTGTATTTTCTCTTGGTTTTCTAGGAACACGGGCAGAACGAGGCTGGCGTGGTTGCACTCCAATACCTTGTGGAGTACCAAAACTTGATGGTGTGCCGCTAGGAGAGTCGGTAAAGACATCTTTTTCATCATCACGGCTATTCATGGCATCAACAAGTTTTTCAGACCAGCGGCGTCCTGCGTCTCCACCCCATAGTTTCCATGCAATGACGCCATTGCCTGGGTAGCCGTCGGCACCAGGCTTGCTGTTCTTTGGTAAAGACTGTTCGCCTTCGTGACGGGGGAAATACCGAGCGATATGTCGTGCTTTATCAGGCGAAACTGTCTCGTTGTTTAGCAAGTAGTTGGCTGTATTTTTGCCTACTGAAGTGCCGCCGCGACCGTACTCTTTCGACCAGTTAAGTCCAATTTCTGCTTGTTTTTTTACGCCGCTTGGAATACTGAAATCAATATCGGAATAGATTGCTTCTACTGCTTTTGTTTCTTCAACTTCAAAAGATGCTTTTAGGTCATCAATCTTGGTTAATGTAGAAACCTTGTGTCCTACAAGCGTCTCTGTCTCTTCCCATTCCCCATCTTCATTTTCATAAATACGAATTAGCGCTGCTGGGTCTTCTGGCGTTGCATTGATACTGAAATCAGATTCTGGGACGCCAAGAGTTCCATCACGCATGATGTATTCAATCTTGCCTCTTGCGGTTCCGCCAGATGAATTCCAAGAAACAAAGTCTCCAATTTTTACATCTCCAGGTTTTGCTTTTTCTTCACTAAATTCTTCTTCTTTAACGGATATGGTCCGTGTATGGGGGGCAGCGCCGAATATAACTGGACTATATTCGTACAGTTCAAGTTCGTTAATCTTACGAATACCAGTCTTGGCATCTGTATTTGACTTTCCTTCAGCAACGGAGTATCCGATTGACCATTCTTGTTCTGGTCCAAAAAACTGAACATCGTGGAATGCGTCACGGCCACGAGTTGTGTTTAGGTTAAACTGCATGCGCACCAAAAGAGCGCCAGCGTTTTTCCCAATTAAGTCCATTGGCAAACGAGGGTCACCAGGCATTAACTCTTCCACACGAAGGGTTTTAGCAACTGGGATGTTTGTATCGTGTGACCAAACGCCTTTAGGATTGCGCTTCTTGAGGGTCAATTTATAGGCACCTGGAACAATAATGTCGTTAACTGAGTCGACGATATTTGTTACAGAGACAATCGCTTCTGCAACACCTTCAATGGTGTCGACATTAATGACATCTGATACTTGTACTTGCTTGTGTTCCAAAACGCCCTCCGCATGCAATATAACTTATAAAACAATACAATTGTTGTAGCGTCATATTAGTCTATACGGATTTGTATAGCGTGACTATGAAAAGCGCAATGTGCAACGGCAGTTAACAATTTCGTCAGCGACACCATTAATGTCGCCTGGATAAGAAATTGACTTACCGTCGATTACAAAAGATTCATCGATGTCAATAATTGAATTCTCAATCGATGCATGATTATGTCGTGAACCATCGTCCGAAAGAGGTACCCAAGATTTTCTTGTAAACCCTGCGTCTTTTGCTGCAATCATCATTCCGCTATTGAAAGAACCAGAAACTTCTGTCCGAGCAATGGTCGCAATCCGTGAAGCAGTAGACGAGGTGAGGGTTTCTTCAAGTGTAGAAATAAATTCTGCGTGTGATTTCCCAGCAGTCTTTTCAAATACTGAATCAATTATTGATTTAGTTGTATCATTGACAAGTGCCATTCTTGCACTTCTTTGTTCAATAATACTCAATACTTCTGGATTGTTTTGATTTGCTGGATTGTTGATTGAACCCATTCCAGAAATTTCAATCATTCCATCGATAACTGCCGATGTAATCCATGTATTGGCATCTTCAACAAATTGAGAATCCCAGATATCTTTATCAAATACATCTGTTGCTGAAATCTTGGTTTCTGCATCCCATTTGTCTTTAATTTTCCTGGATGATGCTTTTTCCATGATTACACGGCGTTGGCGCTTAAACATTGCCCCCATTTGAAGAGCAACACTGCGCTCCATCCGCTGAATGTGGCGATAGCGGCGTTCCGCTAAATTGTCTTCTTCTTTAGTTTCTTGGATATCAAGAGCAAGTTCACTCATTGGTGCAGGACTAACGGAAATTGGGGCTGGTCCATTACCAGTTCTTCCAGAAACATCTACATCGCTAGTTACTGTTCCAGAAGGCTTTCCTGGATTTTTAGGTGGTCTTCCAGGGCGTTGTGCTGGGTTAAGCCTGCTTCCCGCAGCAGTATCTCCTGGTTCTGCTCCAGCACCAGCCGAGTCAACTTGGAGAATAACAGGAGAAAGGTTTGTCGGAACAAGCAGGTTATTAATGCCGACCGCATTGCGTCCAGTCATCAAGCGATATTCGTCAATTGAGATAGCGCCTTGTTTGAGTTCCTCAAGATGGTATGCAGCCCTCTCACGGCTATCTCTATCGAGCGTAGCGACTGAAGAAAGGTCATGTGAGTAAAATGTGTTCGGGTCATCATCTAGGCGGTCAAAAGCCCGCTCAATGAGTGTGAGGTGAGGGAGCATTGTTTCACGCCAGAAGATGTCCATTTCAACATCGGAGTTTGCGAATGTTCTGCCTGATGCATTTCCTAGAATTGACTCTGGGACACCAAAAGCAAGAAGGATTTCGTCTTTGTTAAGTTGACGGGCTTCTGTGTATTGAGCATCACGCTGGCTGGTTGATGTATCAATCCATGTAGCGGCGTCTGCAGACATAACGGTTGTGCGGCCTGCTCCACCGATACTGCTTCCAGTTGTGCCCGCGAATCTGCGGCTAATTTCTTCGGCTTCAACATCGCCCATTTCGCCGTTGACAACAAGGATTCCGCCTGGACGGTTGTCATTTACTACAAAGTTACGGTTGTAGATTTTAGAATAATAATCATACTCAATCGCCAATCCAGCGGCATCAAGTGGTGTTTGACCCTTGTATGGGTCGGTTGCATGAGGAACCTTAATCCAGATAACTGATTCAGGGCCTAAAACTCTTTGTTGCCCCGCTCCTAATTCAACAACATATCCGCTTACAAACTTTACTGGGTCTGGAATTGGATATGTAATGGCTGGTGGGAGAAGGTTAAAACTGATTACATCGCCGACTTTGTTCCTTACGACTTCTACAAATGCGCCTTTTTTAGACAAAAGTACCTGCTGTGAAAGCATAAATCTGAATGTAAAAGCATCTTGGTAATCATTTGCTTTATGGTTTAAAAGATTTATAACTGTGGTCTTTTTTTGAATCTCTCCACTTCGGGGATTTTCAGTACGGAGGTCTATGCTAAGTCGTGCTGTATTAGAGGCAATAGCGTATGCTGCTTTATAAGCCCAAGTGACTTTTTCAAGGGCGTCTTCGATACCCCGATTGACATCCCAGTTATCCTTATATGGTTTTCCGCTCTGGGAATACCCAGTAGTCGGGACATAGACGGAGCGCTTTGACTCAATGAAGCCGTCTGGTGTGTGACCAGAAAAGGAACTTAGAAATGGCATTCATTAACCTCTGTTGTCGTAGCCGAATAGGAGCGCAATAATTAACAATACTGCTGATAAGCATAAAAAGCCGATAGCCTCGGCAATTAGAAATCCGCCTAGTGTCAAAAATGCGCATCCGCCTAAAAGCGACGAGAAGGCAATATTTTGTCTCCATTTGCCAGCCACTAAATTGACCGACAAGAATCCGATAATCATTAATACCAAGCATGGTATAATATAGAATAAATTAATTTTGGTTTCCATAATTTCTTTCACTTACTACCGCTAGTGAAATGGGAATCAACCAATACGCAGAGCACTAGTCGATTCCCACTCACCGAGATAGGTCACCTCCTAATAATGCTCACCGTTTAACGGGTTAAAGCAAGACTAAAAGGTGTTAACTGTCCAGGAAGGGTAGTCTCCTAGAAAGGTTCTTCTTGGTCATCCCACACTGGTTGTTTTGGTGATTCTGAACGGGCATAGTTGCCGTTAGATTCATTTTTAACAATTTGTGGGATACTTGCTAGGCGAACCGATGCCCCGATATCTTCGGCGATTACGACAATTTTATTTCGCTTATCTCCGTTTTTATCTGACCATGATTCTTGCTTGAGACGACCAACCACTACGACGCGGTTGCCCTTCTTGAGTGACTTGGCTGCATTTTTGCCAAGTTCTGCCCATGCTGTTACATCAAAATAGGAAGTTTCTTCTTCCCATTCATCGTTTTTGTTTTTCCAACGGCGGGATGATGCGACGGAGAAACTTGTGATTGCTCCCCCGTTCATCGTTGCCCGCTCTTCGGGGTCTTTGGTTAAGTTACCTACGATGGTAACGCTTGTTCCGTTGCTCACTTTGTTCTCCTAGTGGCTAGATGTGCTTGTGCTGTTTTGTTTTAATTCCAATAAAAACCAATCATGTATCCACATAATTGCTATTACTGAGTATCCAACAATATCAAGCCAAGTATCTTTGATTGGTTCAAAGAGGACTGGGCCGTCATGGTGCTGGAGATTTTTTAGCCGTTCGATTTTGTCGTTCAGCCTGATTGCTATTCCTGGAAGTGCAAATCTGGCAATGTTTCCATGACCATACATTTTTTGCTTTCCGACAATAGTGTCAAATATTTCATTGACTGCAATGCGATTGTTTGTTTGTGCAACTATAGCATAACCATGCATAGCATATGCTGCGATGCTGCTAATTAGTTCCTCAATGTTGTCGGAATCTTTTTCCCCATTGCTGAAGATTTCTTCTACTAGTTCATCAAACTGTGAGCAGATTATTTCAAAACAATGTCCTATTCCCGAGCATTCTGCGACTGCGGCAGATTTGGCTAAATCAAAAGTCGCATCAATAACCATTGATGCTGCTGTTTGCCAGTTGCGGGGATTAGGTACTTGGTTCATAGAAGGCTTTTGTTAGCCACAGGAGCAAGTATAGCAGTCTTTGAATTGCGCTGCTCCCATTCAAAGACCCTTCTTAAAGAAAGAAATGTATGGAATACATCGTCATCAATCCGCAATGGCTGAAAGGCCCATTTGTCTGGGCGTAGCCACAGAGCAGCACCAGCGTCAATATGAGGCATTTCTATCTCTTCGTTCTCGTCATTGAACATGACATCTGCTCTGGCATAAGCAGCCAACTGCATTGCTACCTTTGAGGAAATTCCAGAACGGGTGGTCTTGAAGTCAAGAATGTAGTTCTTGTTCTTGATTTTACAGATAGCGTCAAAAGAGCCTGCGTACAAATGAGTTACTGAAAATATTGGGCGCTCAATGAATAGCCACTCTGGCTCAAATCGGTCACAGAACTGATAGAAGCCATCTACATAGGGGGTCAAGTCATCCTCTACCTCAAACAACGGGTCGTTGATTAGGTCTTCTAGAACCTTATGAACCCTGTCTCCCATATCTGCGGCTTTACTTAGTTCTCTATCGGGAGCGCCCTTTAGCCATTCAATAGCGCGGGTCTTAGATTTGGCTGCTACTTCATTAACATAGGCAAGGTTTTCAATTGCAGACATAGCAGTAATCTTGCTGTTCCATTTACGCAAGTACGGCGCTGGCATCATGTCCAGAACAGAGGTAACACTTGGTACCTTTAGTTTTTTCTGAGTTGGATGAATGTAGAACCTGCGACCGTCAATGCTGACCGTCTCTATCTTTGGTGTTGTCATAGTAATGTTTCCTTTTGTTTTGTTATTGACCAATCTTGGCTATACACATATTCGGTACTTGATACCTTTACATACAGGCTTCTGCCCATATCTAATACATAATATTCCCAAGTTGGGTAAGCGACATCCATTATTTTTTTGTCTAATGGTCCGCTTCTAAGCGTAATTTCAATGCTTGTTATTTTTTTATCTAAATTTGATTTTGGTCTAGCCATTATTTTTTATGTAGGTGCCAGTCAATGTGACCGTCAAGCCTTTCAGATACTGAGTCTAGCCCGTCAACTACATTATCCAACTTTTTCATTACTTGACCGTGGTCTTCACGGTTTTCCTTGTGCATCTTCTTGAATGTCGATACCGCTGCAATAAAAATTCCGCTTACTGCGGTTATGAGTGAGGCAATTACTACAGCCCATGCGTCATTCATATCAAAAACCTATCCGATTTATTCTGTGTCTTTTAGCAGATTCTCGAACGCTATACGGAGTTCTTCGGCAAGAGCGAGTATCCTGTTTAATCCATCGGTGCCAAGCGTCACTGTTTCTAACTCTGGGTCAATAACGAATAGTGAAACTTCATCTTTGAGACTCTCTAAAGCCTTTTGTGCTTTTTTTGAATTTATGTTTATTTGTCTGACAACATGGTCAAGATTGCGGCGGTTTACGGAAGCAAATGGATTCTTAATTGTTTCCGCTCTGTCTTTTCCAGTCATCATTGCGTCTGGGATATTGAACGGAGTATTTTCATAATCCATGCCTGATACTTTTTTCATCATAATATTTTAGTCCTAACTAAAGGGAGAGCCTTCCGCATATGCTACCAGTTCCCATCTTTCCCCAGAACGAACTGGGGTTGCTTCATGCAATGTCCACGATGGCCATACTGCACCAACTCCACGCTCTTGTGTTATTGAGATGCCGTCTGGACTAGCGTGAATAATTGCTTCTGAGCCAGTATAGTCATCCGCTTCTGATAACTGAACCACCATAGATAGTTTTCTACGCAATTTATCTACTGACCAATCTGTATGAGGGGCATGAAAGCCACCATCTCTATATCTAATAATTTTAAGAGATATTTCAGTGTAGTAAAAATTAAGAAAGTTTCCTACTGAAAATACTTTACTTATATGTTTATATAAACCAGAGAATTTATTTTCATCAATGGAGTATTGCGTGAAAGAACAAATTGAATCATCCCTGACTAATGCTTGGCTTTCTGGCTTATCTGCCTGAAGGGCCATAGCGATTATTGTTTCACACTCGTCTGAAGTAAAAATTAATATTTCACTTGCTATTCCCGCTAAATCGGGATTTTTTCTAAGTGTATGATGCATATTGGAGGTATTTTTTCTGTTGTGTACCACAGTTTTGGAATCTCTTCAAATTCCGCTAACTGTGGCGCTTTATTGGAATGTTCAGTAAGTAAGTCTATATCAACACTTGCAATATAAAAATAGTCATATTCTTCCATTGCTGGGACTTTGTGTTTTTGCCCAGCAATGTCGATTTCAACTGTTTCATCAAATATCTTTAGTTTTAACTTTTTAGAGCCGTATTCGCAGGCATCTTCTTTTTCAGAAAAGATTAATGTGGTTTGTTCGTGAAATTGAACATAGACGCCCTCTTCTACGGAAATATCGCACTCCCATGCTGGGATAGCCATAAAACCATAGGTGCTCATTTGGTTCCGCTCGTTGCTTTCCAATGACCAATACCGCCATTATCAAAAAGGTACTTTGCGACCTTGAGGTTGCACTTTGAGTTCAGGAGAACATCAAGATTTTTTCCTCCGCACACTTGCCTGGTTACCGTTCTCCATGACGAATTTATTTGTAGTAACCCGTAGTCTCTTGTGCCATTGGAGTTTGGCTTTGAAACAATCTTTTCTAGACAGCGGCTTTCTCTCCACATAATGTAGGAGAACTTCTTTACGGGTAGAAGCCCTTGCGCTTTCAGTTTACTTTCCCATTGAGGGCAACTTTTTACCTCCGCTGTAGGGCGAAGACTTTGGGAAGACACTTTGCCAGACTTCTTTGCTTCTCTTGCCTTAATATCAGCGGCTGGTCTTGTCTTGAGCCATTCCACCATTCCTGCTTCGGTGTATCTGTCCCGTGCAGGCTTGCGTGTTTTCCAATTTGCGCACTGCTTGCCCCAATTGCTGGAACTCCGCCACCCAATAGCAGGGCGGAAGAAAGGATTGTTGTTTATTTTGTCATCAAGGGTTTTAAATACATTCTTGGTTTGATAACCAAAAAATGCCATGCGGTTAGCGACAATGATTTGCTCTTCCTTTGTGGCTTTAGGCGGTCTAGAAGCGAACTGACGCCCGCCATAACCTTCCCAAACCGATTGAGCCATTCCAAGTCCGCCAGAAAAGTATCCGCCGTTTTGCCAGTTATGGTTTGTCTCACACCACGAAACGGCTTCCCAAAACTTAATGGAGCCGCCCTTTTTTGACTTTAGTTGGGTGACAAGTTCTGGGTGCATCTCGGCGTACGCCATCGCTTTTACTTTCGTCGAAAGGTCGTTACGAACAGTAATTGCTGGTTGTGTTGTTATTAAAATTGATGTTGTTTGACTAGGGCCAGACAGTAATCCGAAGGATAGTGTCCAGATGGTGGATAAAAGGGCAATGATTATACGGGGGC